GCGAGAAGATGGTAAGATGTTCCTCGCTTCTATCAGTGGAAACTACTTCTTCTGGATGAGTGAGTGTAACGATGACCATTGGGACATTGTTAAATAATAACAAAATTGTAAACTGAGGTTTTTAGTTAATGCATGATCAGAACAGTATTCAAGACAATGAAACCAAACAAGAAAAATGGAATCGTGGTTTAGACTTGTTTGTTGAAAGTGTATTGAAACCTGACCCACAACTTCGTCAATGTGCTCACAATCAACGTTGTTATCATGAATTGATGGATGTTCGTAATGATGTGTTAGAGTATTTGAAAACAAAACGATGGGAACAATGAAAAGTTATTCTGAACAACGTAAAGAACGTTTGAGTGAAGCAGTATTTGATTATTTGTCTGATGAAAACACAACCCCAGATGAATTGTTGAGCGACTTGCTTAAAGAAGTCAAAGAAACATTTGACTATTATGATAAGTATGCATCCAAATGTAAAAAGGTTTTAGAAATGTTGCCCAACAATAACATTCAAGAAACTAATGATCCTAGAGATTGGGAAGACTTTTGGAACTCCTTTAAATCTGGAGAAACTCTTAAGAATAATGAGTTTGATGAATTAACGTGTTATGATACTCACACAAATAAATTGGAGAATTGCCAATGACACTTCCTTCAGAGGGCAGAAAACTCGATGACAATGAAATCAACAGTATTGAAAATGCAGTAAAAGACGCAGGTATTCAACAAATTCATCCAGATAAAATGGAAGCATTTGCTGAACATTTGGTTGATAAACTGAAAGGTGCTGGAAAACATTGGAGAACTGGCGGTCCTCTTGAAGAATGAAATAAACCCTCTTGACTTTGATAGTTAAGGGGGTTATTCTTTTGAAATAAAAGTTACTCACCTTGAAAGTGTCTTAGTGACACAGGCACTACGTTATGTTCACCACACTTTTTGAAGATGGATCTCTTCAAGATTACATCAGTCAGAACGCTCAAGATCCTTGGACTAATACACCTTTTGAGGGATATGTATTCATGTCTCCTAAACAAAAGGGTGAATTTGGTGAGCGTTTTGTATCCAAGTTCTTTGAAAATATGTTCTGCGATGTGAAACGTGCAAAAACATCTACTGCTGGGCATGATCGTGTGATTGACAATATCCGCACTGAGATTAAGTTCTCTCTTGCTACTAGAGATAAGAAAGGTGGTGTAAAAACAGATCAATTTATTATCAACCACGTTTCTAAAGATAAAGATTGGGAACGATTGGTCTTCTTCGGTATCAATAAGAAGGAAGAAGAATGTCGATTCTTCTGGTTCACTAAGGAGGATTTTCTGAAGCATCTTGAATCTGAAGAAAATTGTTTTGCTGCACAACAGGGTGGCAAAAGTATTGGCAATGATGATTATATTTGCACAAAAGTGTTAAGTCTGTTAGAATGTTCCTTTGTCAAAAGTATAACCGAATGGTAAATCTTTTACTTGGCGATTGTTTAGAATTGCTGCCTACTATTGCAGATAATTCTGTTGATATGTTGCTGGTAGATTTGCCTTATGGTACAACTGCCTGCAAGTGGGATAGTATTATCCCTTTGGACAAGTTGTGGGAGCAGTACAACAGAGTTTGCAAAGAAAATGCTGCAATGGTATTCACTGCTGCACAACCTTTCACGACTATTCTTGCTGCCTCAAATATCAAGAACTTTAAGTATGAATGGATCTGGGAAAAACCTCAGGGAACTAATCCTATGAACGCTAAAGTCATGCCTCTTAAGAGTCATGAAAACATCCTGGTGTTTTATAGAAAGAAACCCACCTACAATCCTCAAATGTGGTATTCAACTCCTTACAGTGGATTTAAGTCTGATACGGCAAAGATTGGCGAAGTTTATGGAGAAGCACAATCTAAGCATCGTGACAACCCAGAGGGGTCTCGCTACCCTAAGACCATCTTAAAATTCAAACAGGAGAAAGGTTTACATCCAACACAGAAACCTGTAAGACTAATGGAGTATTTAATTAAGACATATACCAACGAAGGTGATACTGTTCTGGACAACACGATGGGATCGGGTACAACTGGTGTCGCATGTATGAATATAGGTAGAAACTTTATTGGAATAGAGAGTGACCAAAAATACTTTGAAACTGCAAGAACTCGTATCAATAATCCACTAACAAATGCTATGAATAAAAGTTACTCACCTTGAAAGTGTCCCAGTTACATAGGCACAACAGTATGATTACCCTTCGTCCACATCAAGAACGCATCCTTGATCGTATGCTTGCATATAAAAAAGGTCAGATGATTGTGCCCACTGGTGGTGGCAAGACCCTGACGATGATTATGGATACTCAACGTCGTCACGATAATATCAACAACGGCACCACTACAGTTGTTGTTGCTCCTCGTATTCTGCTTGCAGAACAACTGTGCTCTGAATTTCTGGAGGTTATTGACACTGCTAACACTCATATTCTGCACGTTCACAGTGGAGAAACGTCACACTTCTCTACAACTAAGGCAGAAAAAGTCAATCTGTTTGTAAATACTGCTAGAACTGCTGGTGAAAATGTAGTTATTTTTACCACATATCATTCTTTGCACCGCGTGCAGGAGGCAGATATTGAGGTCAATACGATCTATTTTGACGAGGCACATAATTCGGTGCAGAGAAACTTTTTCCCTGCTACAGAATACTTTGCTGCTGATTCTGATCGTTGCTACTTCTTCACTGCTACTCCTAAGCATTCTCTTACTATTTCTAAACCAGGGATGAATGATTCTGAGGTTTATGGTCAGGTACTTGTGAATGTTCCTGCTCCTGAGTTGGTTGATGGTGGTTACATTCTTCCTCCTAAAGTTGTAGTCAAGCAACTGCCTATGATTCAAGGTCGCAAGGTAATGTATGCCGATGATTGTGACAATCTGATTGAAACGATTGATGACAATGACATCAGCAAGACTCTGATTTGTGCTCGCACAACAAAGCAGATTATCAATCTTATTTCACAGTCTGACTTCTGCTCTGAGTTGTATCAACGTGGTTATTCTTGGATGACCATCACATCCAAGACTGGTGCAATCATTGATGGCAAAAAAGTCAATCGTGAGGTATTCTTTGAGACACTGAATACTTGGGGCAAGGATGCTACCAAGAAGTTTGTAGTTATTCACCACAGTATTCTGTCTGAAGGTATCAACGTTTCTGGTTTGGAAGCAGTTATCTTTATGCGGAATATGGATTACATTGGTATCAGTCAGTCGATTGGTCGTGTGATTCGACTGGGTGGCAAAGAGAAGACGTTTGGTCTTGTTTGTGTCCCTACTTATGATAAGGTAGGTATCTCCACTGCTCGCAAAGTGCAGGCAGTTGTTGATACTGTATTTCACCAAGGTCAACCTGCTATTTCTGAAATCCGTCGATGAAAATCACTCAAACAAAATCTAGTATTCTAGATGCAAAACCAGTAGAAGAAGGGTTCATCGTTGGAAAATATGATGACCCTATGATGTATGCTGCTGTACCTGTTGGCACAAGTGATACACAACTTGCAGTAGTTCATCAAGGTTGGGTTCTCAAAGTCTGTCGCAATCGTCAGTCTGCGATTAACTTTATAGATAGACATCGGAAGAAAAAATCTGTTGCCAGACTGCCAGTATGAAAAAACTAGAGTGCGAAAAAACAAGGTTGATTCTTGCTTTGCATCAAGTGAACAATTTGACTATCTTACTTGAAGATAATGAATACAAACAATTCATGTATTCACATCTAATTCCTATGAAATATGAGTTGCAAAGACAACTTAACAACTTGACTAACACTTCACCTTATACTACAATCGAGGAGTAATTTACATAAACTGATGACCAAGTATCTTTACGTTGTTGAGCACTTTGTCCCTTTTCCTCAATCTGAATATGGTGGATTGTGGAATGTAGTTGCAGAAAATGATGATGAATGTTTTGACTTGATTGCAACCAGCGATAACGATTTTAATCACCCACATTACAATCGTCTCCGTGAGAATATCATGAAAGCACCAACTTATGCTCTAGCAGAAGAACTTGATTCCTGTATTGTCGAAGAATTTACCACCTGATGATTGAACTTCCTAATGATTTCCCCCATCAACCCCCTCAAGGATACTCCTACGAAGTTGAAGATTACAAAAGGAATGTTGTTTCTATCTGGTTACGGGATCATCGTGAGTATTCTTACACTAATGATGATGTTAGGACTATTTGGGGATTCTACAACTCCAAAAAAGGATGTTACTATGCACCAATCAACCACAAAAAGTGTGGAGATGTAGTTGATATTGAAGATACTAGAGACTACACAGCAATGCAACTTAATCTAAATCCACTAGAGAGAGCATTTCTATGACATACACGCCAAAGGTTAATGACTATGTAAAATGGACAGATTCCCTTGGCAAAGTAACCGAGGGATGGGTATATTTTGTTTGCAGTGATTACTTTACTATTGAGATTGGTGTAAAAGATAAACCTGATAATCTAGTGGATATTCATAAAAAGACTCACACTCTTGTTTTATGTCAGCATTGGTATTGGGATGAAGTAGAATATATTAAGACAAGAGAAAGTTCTCATTGCTCTGAATATAAGTCGCAAGAGTATAGGGATTCTGATTTGTATGGATGAACAACATAAGAATGGTTTCCCTTGGAGGTTAGAGAATGGCAACACTATATGCCATTTTCAATGCAAAGAACACTTGCAAAAATATCTGGATAGGTATAAACTAAAAGCACGACAATGCAACATCAGTAACAAAGATGGAGAATCCTTTGAACCCCGTAAAAAATACAAGAGAGACGTGGAATCGTCAACTAGAAAAAACAATAACCGAAGTACAAGTGCAGTTCGGAAAAGAAAACCCCGCATGGATTCCACTGGAAACACTACTCGCAATGCAAGAAAAAAGAAGTAATTAAAGTTACTCACCTCCAAAGTGTCGTTATAGTGTAAGCACTCAACCAACACAATGGGAACCAGAGCACGCATCGGTATTCAACTCAATGACAATTCTATTCTTTCTGTTTATCATCATTGGGATGGTTATCCTCAGTGGTTGGGTCGGATTCTTGTTTCGCACTTCAATACGAAGGAGAAAGTAGCAGATCTGATTGACGGTGGTGATATGTCAACCTGCTGGGCAGATGAAATCTGGGGCAAGAAACTTCCTCAGGGTGAATATGCTCCCGAGTATTATTCTGCTCGTGGTGAAGATTGTCCTCCTCGTTACGATGATGACATCTTTGATTTTCTGAAAAAAGAGAATAATGAAGAATATGCTTACATTTGGACTGTAAATAACAAATGGGTAGCATTTGACATGAACGAGTTCAACGATAAAGATCCTGAAAAGGTTGAGATTCCCAAAGTAAAACTTGCCTGCTGATTATTACTCACCTTCAAACTGTTTTATTACTGTAAGCACAAAACTTATGAACTGCTTCGATACAATCCAAATTGAAGAAATGGAAAACTTTGATGCCATTGGAGAGGAACTCGAAGATCTAATTGAAGAACAAAAAGAGTTCAACATTAAAGAGTATCTTAACGGCAACATCGACTACTGAAACCACACAAAACAATGACTGAAACTGTAAACGTCCTGCCCCATCTTAAAGAACTCCGCGAGACTTGGAGGCGGCAAGATTTTCGCTACACTAAAGACCAACAACAACAATTTGATATGCTAGTTGAAGCACGTCGGGAGCGAGTAAAATACTTTTATGAGGCAGGTTTGGTTGCTAAACCTGGAGAGCGATTGAATAGGGAAGAGGAGCAACAAGAAGAAGACAGTTGAATATCTGGCACCCTGGTGTCCATATAGGGGCATCGGGGTGTTAGTATAATAAATAACAGGAGACAAACACCACCCTCAAATGAAAACCTTCTCCCAATTTATCACTGAAGTTTACGATAAGGATGTGATGGGTTCTTCCCAGATTAAAAAGACTGGGGAAGGTGGTAGAATTGGTGCAGAAAGAAAGAAAAGTACACCAGAACGCCGCAGAATGAAGGCAGTTGGTGGTGGTAAAATGGAACCTGTAGAGTATAAAGATAGAAAAGATATTGGAACTCAACGCCAACGTTCTACAAGAGAGCAACAACCTGAGAAAGAACGTGGTAGTAAAGAAGTTGCAAAATCTTATGCTGATAAAGTAAAAGAAAGAAGAAGAGCAGAAGCAAAAGCTAGAATTGCTGCAAAAGCATCTGGTGGTGACACTAAAAAAGCATCATCTGCTGCTAAAGTTGCATCAAAAGAAGCAGAAAAAGCAGCAACTAAACTTCTGACAACTAAAAAGAAAGAAGAGAAGAAAGCAGCATCAAAACCACGTCGTGAGTGGAAAACTGATGACGGTGGTGGAATGACTCGCGCAGAGAGAGATAGAGCACGAAATAAAGAAAAAGGTGCTGCACTGAAAGCAAGAAAAGCAGAACTGATTAAAGATTTCACTGAAAAGAATGGTCGTGCCCCTAAAGGTGCAGAACGTACAAAACTCATTGGTTTAGCACACAAAGCAGTAAAAGCAGGTCTCTAATTGACATCCAATGATCAATTAGATATAATTTAGTATTAACATCGTAGCGAAATTATATGTCTTTGGAATTTCATAATGAAGATTGCATTTCTTTCATGAAAGGAATGTCAGATAATAGTGT